CCTCCGTATCATGTCGATATAACCCGTTTAACGGTGGATGACAGAGACATTCAGGATGCTGTTCTATATCTGCGACGCAGTGGAGACATCGTGTATTCCAAGCCAAAGGATCAGCCGAGAGTCTGGATTGTGAACGGAAACTGGCATCTATCCGATGTAGAACTGGTCTGTCGGATGGATCATGTAAAACAACGCCGGGCGGTTTTAGCTCAGTATTACGCGAAGGTAGGTTAACGCCGTGAGTTCTACGGAAGCAGTTAAACCCGTAGTAGATCGTCCGGCACCGGGACATGCGCCCGCCCGTCTTGCTCCATTTCAGTGGAAGAAAGGCCAATCCGGGAATCCTCATGGGAAGGGCGGCGAATATAAAACCGTCATGCGAATTGCGAAGGCCAATTCAATCGTGGCGATCAACAAGCTTGTCGATTTGATGAACTCGGATGACGATCGCGTGGCCTATACCGCTTCCATGGCGATCATCGAGCGGGCGCACGGAAAGCCAAAGGAACAGACCCCCGATGAAGGTCCGAAGATTCCTGATCTCACTGGCTTGAGCCAGAAGGACCTTGCTGCGGTGCGTAAGGCTATGTCGATCCTCAAGGCTCATGCGGCGGTTGATGTGACGCCCGAGGTTAACGCACAGGTTAGAGAGTCTAACGAAACCCCTAGCGTAGAACAGCCAGAAGCGTAAACGTTTACGCATGGCGATTCGGATCAAGTGTAAAACTTGTCGTAAGACTTACGCGGCTGGGGATGAACATTCCTGCGAGCCAGCGGAGACAACCGCAGATGCTGGTTTACCTCTCGGCGCCGTTCTCGACGGCGCTGACGCTGGAAGCATCGCCCTAGTTCAATTTGGTGATAAGCCGAAGTTCGACCGCAAGGCATACATGCGGGCTTACATGGTTGGCTGGCGGAAGCGGGTTAAAGAACGCAAGTCCACACCAGACCAAGCGAATGCCGCGCACTAGCGCCATCTCCCTCGACGACATAGGGCTGATGCTCGAACAGTTCGGGCCAGAGGCGATTGACCAAGCTGCCCTGGCTGCTGAATGTGAGCGCAGCCTACTGACCTTCACCAAGACGTTCTGGCACGTCGTAGAGCCCGGTAGGCAAATGGTGTCTGGGTGGACGATTGACGCTATCTGCGACCATCTAGAAGCGGTTACAGCGGGGGAGATAACACGCCTTCTCATAAACGTACCACCTGGATTTATGAAAAGTTTGCTCACCAACGTGTTCTTCCCCGCGTGGCAATGGGGCCCGAAGAACATGCCAACCATGCGGTTCGCTGCTGCTTCGTATTCTCAATCACTGACCAACCGCGACAACATCCGCTTTAGACGCGTTGTTACTTCGCCGGAATACACTAGGTTGTGGGGGCATCGTTTCAGCCCGGCTCAAGACCAGTTCAACATCGTCCGTGTTGGCAATAACAAGACGGGATGGAAGCTGGCCACGTCTCTAGGCGGTCTCGGAACGGGTGAACGTGCTGATTGCTGGGTAATCGACGACGCCAACAATGTTCTTGAGGCTGAATCGGAAGCCGTCGTTACATCAACAAATATGTGGCTCCGAGAAGTTCTTCCTGATCGCCTGAACGACCAGACCAAATCCGCGATTATCAACATTCAACAGCGCACCGCTGAAAACGATGCTTCGGGAACCCTGCTCGATATGTGGGGCAGCGAGTGCGTCCACCTGATGATCCCGATGGAGTACGATTCCGGAAGACATTGCTCAACGAGCATTGGTTGGGAAGATCCCCGAACAGTTGACGGTGAGCTGGCATGGCCGGAAAGATTCCCGCAGAAGGCGGTAGAGGCTTTGCGCCACGAGAAAGGACCATATGCATTCGCTGGTCAATATCAACAGGCTCCAGCCCCAAGAGGCGGAGGTATTATCAAAACGGATTGGTGGAAACTGTGGCCGGCCATCGGTTACGAGGAATACGCAGAAGCGGGCAGACGTGGTGAGCCCGGCTACAGACCAGCAAGATTTCCTGACTTTGAGTTCCTCTGCACGTCGGTCGATACGGCTTACACCGAGAAGGAAGAAAACGATTGGTGCGCCTGCACGACGTGGGGTGTTTGGAGAGACCGAGCTCGCTTACCTAGGCTGATGCTGGTTGAGGCGTGGAAAGAACATCTTGAGATGCACGCGCTTGTCAGACGGATTATTGAAACCTGTCAACGACGCAAGGTCGACGCCTGTTTGATCGAGGCAAAGGCAAACGGCCTGTCGGTCATTCAGGAAATCAAGCGCCTGACCAGAGAAGGCTTATTCCACGTCTACCCGATCGATCCCGATGGCGACAAGGTGGCTCGTATGCACTCTGTCGTCCCGTTGTTTTCTGGTGGCCTGATCTTCGCGCCTGACAGGGCTTATGCGCAGATGGTTATCGACGATGTTTCAAACTTCCCCAAGGGCAAGAGCCGGGACATCGCGGATACGGTCTCCCAAGCGCTTAGGTGGTTGAGAAAGACCGGCATGGCGAAGTTAAACAGCGAAGCCGAGGACGAGGAGTATCAAAGCCTCGTGTTCCGGGGTCAATCGAGCCAGCCCGCGCAACTTTACGACGTATAGGAGCGCCCCATGAAATGCCCCGTATGCGATGCTGAGGGCAAGCGCTCCATCGTTACTCTTGGAGAGGGTTGGGTATCTAAACAGCCTGTCTCACGCTATTACGATGAAGACGAGAATTTCCATCTCCACGATCCCAATCCGACAACTTACAACTGGCGTTGTTCAAACGGGCATCAGGGGACCGCGACGACCCGGCAAGCCTGCCAGTCCAATCAGAGTGGATGTGGGTTTGTCGGCGGTTTAACGGTAGAGGTGACGCGGCGGTAATGCGTAAATTGCCGCAAACCTCGTAACGTAGTAACCTGCACTCACTCGAAACGCTTTCGGTTCATAGACTCCGCGCTGGAGTTCCACGTTAGATGGAATTCGCGCGCCTATGCCAATCCCAGCGATCGACACGACCTTCAGTGGCAACCCGCGTGCGGGATTAGCACCGCCTCCGCAGCCCGTTGCGTTGGACAACGCACCCCCGCCTGAAGGTCTCTCGATCCAGGTGGACGATGACGGCGGGATTACGCTCGGGGCCATTACAACCCCGTCCCCAAAGGCCGATCAGTCAAACTTCAACGCCAATCTCGCGGAAATACTTGACGAACAGGCTCTGGGTTTAATGGCCGAAGACCTGTTGCAAGGCATCGATAGCGATATCCAGTCCCGCAGGAAGTTCATCGACAACTACACCAAGGGGCTAGAACTCCTCGGACTGGAGATCGAAGAATCTTCAAACACCAAATCCAATAAGCGAAATGTCTCAAAGGTCCGCCATCCGGCCCTGTTGGAGGCGTGTATTCGCGGCCAGTCCATGGCGAGAGGGGAACTGCTCCCCGCTTCGGGGCCATGCAAGGTTGTCACCGTAGCGGGCGATAACGGCCCGGTGGATGATATGGCCCGCGCCCTTGAGTCGGATATGAACGATTATCTGACCCGGTGGGCTCCTGAATATTATCCTGACATGGATAGGGGTTTGTTCCTGCTGTTTTACGGCGGGAATCTGTTCAAGAAGGTTTACACCCATCCCTTAAAGCGTCGGCCGGTCAGCGAATGTATCCCTCTTACAAAACTGATTGTGTCCGAGGATGCAACCGACCTTGATGACGCGAATCGCGTAACCCACGAATCCAATCTCGTTCCCTCAATCGTCAAACGGATGCAACTGGCGGGTCAGTGGCGGGATATTTCTCTCGCCGCGCCTTCGCCTCCGAATGATTCTGCATCGATGAAGGAAAAGCAGGTCATGGGCGTCTCAGCCGTTGGCCTGAGACCGCAGGACCAGGAACGGACGATCTATGAGACCTACTGCGATTTAGACCTCGGGGAACACGGCTTGCCGGAGAAGGGACAGCCCGAAGGTCTACCGATTCCATACACCGTGACCCTTGATAAGGATTCGCGGCAAATCCTCGCCATTCGTCGGAATTGGCGAAAGGGCGACAAGGAATTCCTGAAAAGACAGAGGATCGTTCATTACGGCCTCGTCCCCGGGTTTGGGTTCCTGTGCATGGGTTATCTGCATCTGTTGGGGAATCAAACCAAGGCATTGACAGCTATTTGGCGTCTCCTTTGTGATGCCGGAATGTTCGCCAATTTCCCCGGTGGTGTTAAGGCCAAAGGTGTCAGAGCTTCGACGAACGAGATTCAGCCGAGCCCGGGCGAGTGGCCGGACATCGATATCGGACCCTTCGACGACATTCGTCAGGCCATGATGCCGATGCCCTACAAAGACCCATCTCCGGTGTTCATCCAACTGGCCGAAATCATTAGCGCCGATGCACAGAGGATGGCAGGTTCCATCGAAATGGAAGTCGGAGAGGGCCGGTCTAACGTCCCGGTCGGGACTGTCATGGCGATGATCGAGCAGCAGACGCAGGTCATGTCTGCGGTAAACAAGCGACTTCATACGTCCCAAGCGCGTGAACTTCAGATGCTCAAGGAGTGCATGGCTGAAGACCCCACGGTCCTTGCCAGGTTCTCTCGTCATCCGAAAAGACAGTGGACGGCGGAGGACGAGTTTAACGACATGGATTTAGTCCCGGCTTCAGATCCGAACGTCCCGTCTCAAACCCATCGGATTATGATGGCATCGGCCAAAGTTTCCATGGCCGCGCAGAACCCGGATATTTACGACAAATATCAGGTCCATGTGGATGCCTGGAAATCCATCGGCGCTAACAACACCGACGCCTTTTTGCACAAGCCAATTCCACAGGCGCCCCCTGGGTTGCCGGGGCCGCAGGTTAAGCCGCCCGACCCTCTAGCGGAGGCAAAGCTGACCCTCGACGCTCAGGAACAGCAGCGTAAAGCCAATAACGAGTTGATCGAATCTCAGCAGCAGGACAGAGAGCTTGCCGTCAAGACGCAGACCG